CGGAAGAACAGGTAAAAGTACAGGCGGAAGCGGCGGCGGTCGCGCAGGAAATGGAAGTGCAAAACCAACCTGCGGCACCGGCGCAAAGCGCGGTTGAAAATCACGGCTTTGTTATCCAAATCGCACTACCACCAATGCCACAAACTGACGCAGTAACTATCGCGCGCGAAGTTAAATCCGTGTACGGCGACAAATACGAAGTAACACTAAAACCACTTAAAGGATAAATAAAAATGGCAACAGCACTCCAAACTTTAACCGATAAACTTGCGAAACGCTTTGAAATCGCGGACGGTTCTGACCTGATGACGACATTAAAAAATACAGCATTCAAAGGCACTGTAAACGACAGCCAAATGACCGCACTTTTAATTGTTGCCAACCAATACGGATTAAATCCTTGGACAAAAGAAATCTATGCTTTTCCTGATAAAAGCAACGGCATTGTGCCGATTGTCGGTGTTGACGGCTGGGCGCGGATTTTGAACGAAAACCCACAATTTGACGGCATTGAGTTCGATCTTGACGATGAAAAATGCACTTGCCGAATTTACCGCAAAGACCGATCAAAACCGATTTCCGTCACCGAATATATGAGCGAATGTTACCGTGATATGGGACCGTGGAAAACCCACCCTAAACGAATGCTACGCCATAAGGCAATGATTCAGTGCGCGCGTCTTGCTTTCGGTTTTACGGGTATTTACGACCAAGACGAAGCAGATCGCATTGCCGAAGCGCAAAAAGATCCAATCAACGTAACGCCGAAACAAAACGTAATTGATGTTAAGTCCGTAGAATTGATTACTGACGAACAGCTACAAACCTTGCAACAACTGATCGAAGTTACCGGTCAGGACGTTGAGAAAGCTCTCGCTTATTACGGTGCGGATAGCATCGAAAGACTATCAACACAAAGTGCGGTCGATTTTATCGGTAAATTAAATCGCAAACTGGACGCGCGGGAAAGCGCCGCCCAAAACAATGATGAAAATCTTGGAGATAATATCCCGCTATGATCGACGGATTAATAACCCTAGATTGCGAACAAGGCTCAGAAGAATGGCTGGCTGCAAGGTTAGGCATTCCGACCGCGACTGGTTTTGAAAATATCGTCACCGCTACCGGCAAGAAATCGGCAAGTTATATTAAATATATGGCTGAGCTGATCGAAGAAAGCATTTTAGGCGGTGGCGATACGTTTAAATCCGACTTTATGGAGCGCGGCAATCAGTTAGAACCGCAGGCGCGCGCCGCTTACGAGTTTTTAACCGGCAATGACGTTATACAGGTCGGTGGCGTGTATCTCAATGAAGACCGCGAAGTTATGGTTAGTCCCGACGGATTAATTCCGTCGCTCAAAAAAGGGCTTGAAATCAAATGCCCGAAAATGAGTACTCATATCCGCTATTTGCTTGAGGGTGGCGTGCCGGCTGAGTACGTGATACAGGTGCAGGCGAATTTATGGGTAACGGGCTACGAAACTTGGGACTTTGTAAGTTACTGCCCAGAATATCAAAAACAAACGCTTTATCTGTTCACCGCCGCGCGCGATGAAAAATTAATGAAAGCCTTTGACGAACATATCCCGCAATTTGTTAAAACGCTGAAAGCGTATAAGGAATGAATATGAGAAAAATTATTCAAATCGTTACAGGACAAGATTTACAGTGCGATTTAGGTCATACACTTTACGCATTGTGTGATGACGGAACAGTGTGGTGGCGAACTTATGCGTGTCCCAAGCTTGATAAATGGCAACCAGTACCTGATATTTCCCAGGTTAATGAAGTTGATTACACAAAACCCATGCGCCCTATTTACAACGTAAATGAAACCATAAATTTGAAATGGGTTTACAGAATAGATCAGCCGTCTGCTTATCACGGATTTCAAGTGCTAAAAGTCGCGGCAAGAAATGTATCTGAACAAAAATATAAATTTGGGGCTTATTACAAAACAAAAGATGAAGCTATAAGAGCCATTGAGGCTATAACTGGAATGGATTTTCAGGAATATAAAAAAATAAAATATTATTCTTAATAAAGAATAACTACCAAACCCGCTAACAAGGCGGGTTTTCTTTTATCTACAAACAACACTTAAATAACAGGAGGCTCGCATGAGCAAAACTAACTTTGATAAAACATTATCTCAACTTAATCGCGGCGAATTAAACGCAGAATTAACTTCTACACTCGCAGAAGTAATTAAGGCGGTCCGCGAAACTCGTAAACAAGGGACGCTAACATTAAGCCTGAAAGTATCCATGCTTAACACGCGCACCGAAAACCAAATCAAAATCACACCAATGGTTAATTCAAAAATCCCTGAATTGGATCGCGAAGAAAGCATTGTGTTCTCAACGGCTGACGGTGACGTGCTTTTCGATGACCCAAGCCAACTTAAAATGGATTTGAAAACCGTCGAAGATAAACCGGCAAGCGGTCTGAGAGTCGTTAGCAGCTCCGCCGCAGCTTAAGCTTAATCGTAAATCTTAATCACCAGCCTGTCACACGACAGGTTTTTTATTAACTCCAGAAGAGGAAAAACAAATGGAAAAAACAACCGTAAACGATATTGCCAAACTTGCGATCAATGGACTGCCTGTTGAAGATAGTTATAAAGCCGTTATTTTAAATAACGAGTTCAGCGTCGAATCGTTGGAAAAATTACAGCCTGCGCCTAACCGTTTGCGCCAAAATCTGAACTTAAAAACCGAACAGTCCTTAATTGATTACGCCAACAAATTCAAGGTAGCCGGCACCGCTATTTTTGCCGACTTAGATGAATTGGAAATTACTGCCGTTTTTGACTACCACGCAGATCCGGCTAATCCACGTTGGGGAGACCATACCGCAACTTATAACTGTCCTTACTCAAAAGATTGGAAAGAATGGGCGCGCAAAGACAAACAGGCAATGAGCCAAGTTGAATTTGGTGCATTTTTGGAAAACAACATTCATTGCATCGCAACTGACGGCAATATCGTAAACGGTGCCGAATTGTTGGCAATGGTGCTTGCCTTTGAAGAAACCCGCAAATCTGAATTTAAGTCGGTTAAACGTCTACAAGACGGCACTATGTCATTCACTTACACAGACGAAAAGACCGGCGGCGGTAACGCAAAATTACCGGAAGAAATTGTACTGGGCATCCAACCGTTCCATAACGGCGATTACTACCAAGTAAAAGCGCGCATTCGTTATCGCATTAAAGACGGATCGTTGTTCTTGTGGTACGAATTAATCAATCCTGAAAAAGTGATTGAAGACGCGTTTAATACGACATTGGAAAAATTGAAAGCCAATATTACCGACGTAGATTTCTACGAGGGCGTATTAGACTAAATAAATAAGACCGCACTTTAAATCAAAGTGCGGTCTTTTTCCAGAAAGGAAGTTGTTATGAACGAAGTAAAACTGAATATAAACATTCCTTATTCGATGTTTCGGCAGATGTTTTACGACTATTTCGATAATACGATTGGCTATCACACGCCGCCGAAGTTGGTCATGTTTACGAAAGCGCATTGGGCATTGTTTGATAGTGAATTGAGAGATCGAATGATTGAATCGGTTACACACAGGGATGATGTAAACAAGATAGTCGGTAATTGCGATCCGGAACTGTCAGATTTTAAAGAATGGCTGATTGCACACAGAGACGCAAATGAACAAGGTTCGCTGTTAAATGTAATCAATCTCCCAGCGGATATGCAATATAAAGACAAACTGCGGGGTGGATAAAATGACTGAAACAATAACAATCAGCAAAGCGGAATATGACGAACTGCTAAAAGATAAAGTGCGGTTGGATTTTATTAATGAAAATAAACACATTTATTTTGTCGGAGTGTGTTGCGATGACAGTAATTGGTTTACGTTTCCGAAAAATGACGAAATTAGAGCCGCAATAGATAAAACAATGGAGGAAATGGAAGATGAGTAAATATTTTTCGGTTAACGTCTGCGACGAAACAGGAGTTGAAGATGTACGGATCCACAGCACACTAGAAGAAGCCAAAGAAGCTTGCCTAAAGGATACGGAATGCCTGTACGAATTGGCTTGCGATTCAGGAGCCTGGGATTTATACGAATCACTTTTAGAAAATGCAGTATATGGCGTTGTATTAGGACACTGCGAATCTGCGACAAGAGAGCCAACGGAAGAAGAAAGGCTACATGAATTCCATGGTCGAGAAGGTGGGTATATTATCGAAAGTCCGCGAATTGTTGAGCATAATAAGGATGGCTGGATCAGTGTAGAAGATAATCTGCCGAAAATTGGAGAAAAAGTACTGATTTTTGTCCCAAGTCTAAACGATAACAGCAAGATCGACATAGCTTGGCTTGATGACGGCAAATACAACGACGGCTTTTGCTTTGTTGGCTCTACCTATGGTTTTGACTTGCCACAGGTTACTCACTGGCGACCAATTCCACACCCGCCAGTTATCAAATAAAAGTTGATAACTCGATAATCCGGTAATTCCGGCTAGTTCACAGACCGCACTTTTGTGCGGTTTTTTATTGTAGTAAATATGAGCGATTATTTATTTTGGTCGGCAATATTCAATTTGACTGCGTTTTATCTGATCTATCATTTCAAACGATATAGCGACATGAGATTGCGAGAGGATGTGTTCTTCTTCCAGGTAAAAATTTGGCTAATTCAGAGAGGAGCGAAGAATGTTTTTTAACACAACGCCTGAAATCATAGATGGGCGGAAATACATCGTCCTTGAGTGCCGATTTCGCAACGGGTGGGACGTAATAAGCGAATCTGATAAAGGCGTAACGAAAGGGCAAGCGTTGGAAATCATCCATTATTGGAAGAAATACAAAGGCGTGGATGATAACCAAATTATGGTTATTGAAGTGCCGGATATTGTTAGACCGCGTTGATTTAAGGGAAACACAAAATGGAAATCAATGTCTATGACGAATTTTTATCCCGTCCCGAAATTGAATTTCTGACGGGATGCAAACAGAAATCGCGAATTATTAAGCAGCTAAACGCGCAGGGGATCAAGTTTACTTTAAATGCCGCCGGCTATCCTGTCGTTCGCCGTGACTATGCTAATACTAAAACGAAATCAAACAAAGCTAGCGCAGAAAAAGAAACTTGGAGTCCAAAAGTTCTTTACGCATAGGGGGGAAATCATGGGACGACCACGAAACTATGAAAACCAAGGATTGCCACAAAACTTAGTTTGCCGCCGGAGAAAACGCGCCAGCGGGAAAGTCATAACCTATTATTTCTACACGCTCGCCGACAAATCCGAAAAATCTCTTGGCACGAACAAACATCAAGCAATCTTGGAAGCTGCTAAGTTAAATTTAGATCGTTCCTTGCCGAATGAAATTATCACATTTCATGCGGTGGTGGCGAGATATATGGACGAGATTGTGCCAAACAAGGCGGAAACAACAATTATAGGGAATAAGCACTCAATCGGATTTTTAAAGAAATTTTTCGACAATCCGACCTTAGAGCAAATTGAGCCAAAACATATTCGGGAGTATTTGACTTGGCGGAAAGATAAACCCAGTTCGGCAAATAGAGAAGTTACTCTATTTCACCACATTTGGGCAATGGCGCGCGAATGGGGATATACAAAGCTCCCCTGCCCTAGCGACGGTATCGCAAAGCATAAAGTGAAACCGCGTGATGTTTACGTCGAAGATCACGTTTATCAAAAGGTTTACGAACTCTGCGACCAAGACATGAAAGACCTAATGGATATAGCCTATCTGACCGGTCAACGCCCAGTAGATATTGTCAAAATCCACCGCAGCCATATCTATGACGGAATTTTACATATCACGCAACAAAAGACTGGTGCGAAACTACGCATCGCAATAATCGGGCAGCTACAAGAAATTGTTGAGCGGCGGTTACAAGATAAGGAAGGCTATCTTTTCCTTAATACTTGGGGCAATCCAATGACCCGTGCATTGGTGACAAATAACTTTTTGGACGTAAAGAGGAAAGCTATTGCGCTTTATCCGGAGTTGAGAAATGAACTTGAACAATTCCAATTCCGCGACTTGCGAGCCAAAGCGGGTACAGATAAATCATTATCTGCGGGCGATGATGAAGCCAGAAAACAACTCGGTCATACGTCTTTGCGGATGACAAAACGTTACATCCGAAAAGACAAGGTGATCAGCCCGACAAAATAGGGAGTTTCGGAACGTATACCGTTATTTCGGAACGCTTGTAAAATTTTAGTTTGTAATTCATTGTTTTTATTTGGCGCGTAAAAATGGCATCTAAAAATCCAAGTTTTACACA